GACAACCACACCTACAACTACAACTACAATTCCTAATCCTTTTGGTGGTGGTGGTGGTGCTGGTCAGCAACAATCTATTATTTACCCTGCTGGTCCAGCAGGTATTAAATCAATAACTTCCGCGCTTGTTAAAAGTGGAGCCGATGCTGTCGCCGCCGCTACATTAGCAAAGCAACTGGCTGGTACACCAATTTTGCCTTCTTCTGCGTATCTAGATTCTAAAGGAAACATTACCAGTTCTGGATTAGATGCCATTACAAATCAAATTCTTTTTCAAGGTGGCCCTGCTCTTTTTGAAGCAGTGTTTGGAAACGTACCTGGCTTTAATGCTAATGAATACATAACCAGTGGTACAAAAATTCAAGGTTCTTTGAATTCTGGACTTCTTAAAGCACTTAATTATGCAGGTAGTAAAACTGGTGGTGATTTATCTAAATTGCCTCCAGGCATTGATTACGGCCCTGGTCTTACCGCCGCTCAACAAGCCAGTCGAGACACAATAACTGAAGCAGTCACCATTGCTGGTCAGATGACTACACAGATTGCCAATGCTACGGCTTCAGCAAATTTAAAAAACAGTTCTTATCAAACTTTGGAACAATGGCTTCAAAGTGTTGATCTTGGAGCTATTACACCACAAGTTTACCAGTGGACAATGCAAGACAACATCACTAACCCTAAAGAGTTAATGAACATGGTTCGTGAAACACCTCAATACAAAAGCACGTTTGCTGGTCTTATTGCTCAACAGGCAGAAGCGGCCAAGAATGGTACAAAACCACTTACTGAATCAACGTACCTTACTTTGGTAAATTCTTATCAGGCAACTGCTCAGGCTGCTGGACTTCCTACTGGGTTCCTTACTACCCCAGACCCTAAAACAAAAAAGTCTCCTATTGAAAACCTTGTCGCAGGTAACGTATCTGCTTCTGAGTTTAGTCAACGCATTGCTATGGGGTATCAAGCGGTAAATGCGTTGCCTCAAAGTCTTCAACAACAGTTTATGCAACAACACAATATTGGAACTGGTGGTCTTGTCGCATATTTCCTTAATCCAACCGCTGCTGCTCCAGTTCTTGAACGCCAAGCACTTGCAGCCAACCTTGGTTACACCGCTAGAAATGCTGGATTACAAGGTTTTACTAATCAACAATCTAGTGATTTAGCAGAAATGGTACGACTTAGTGGCACTGGTGCTTCTGTTGCCGGTCTTAATGACCCTACTATGGCACCATTCTCCAAGGCACAAAACGCACTTCAAATGGCCGGTAAAGACTCTGTATTGGGCGTTTCAGCCCCAGGAGTCAATGCCCCTACCGTTGACACCAGAACCTTAATCGGAAGCCAAATAGCCGGTTTTGAGGGCACTACACAGCCAGTAGCCCAGCGTGAGGTTCAATTAGCCGAACAAGCCAAGGCAGCCCCGTTTGAAAAAGGTGGCGGTTATGCTGAAAGCCAGAAGGGTGTTACAGGTCTTGGTGCAGCACGTACATAATGTGCTACAATTAGGCTAGGTGTTTGGCCCCATTGATCGTGGGCGAGCTGGACAACTAAACCGCTTAGTGGGGAGCACGTCCCTGAGTGCGTATAGTGCAAACAAATTTATCCGTTTTATTTACCTCTGAATAAAGCGCGTACCTAGAAGGAGCGATCAACATGTCCGATTTCGACAACGAACTTGACGAGCAGGAAACCAACAGTCAGCCACTAGACCCTAACATTAGGCGTCAGTTGCGTGAAGGTGACAAAGCCCGTAAGGAACTTGAAGCAGCAAAGGCAGAACTGGAAAAGCAAAAGCTTGAATTCCAATTCACCAAGGCTGGAATTCCAGAGACAGGTGCAGGTGCATTACTTCGTAAGGCATACGATGGAGAGGCTTCAGTAGAAGCAATCCAGAAGATGGCTGAAGAATACGGCATTTCTACATCAGGCTCAGAACCAGCACAGGCACAAGCCCCTGCTAACGATGCGGAACTTGAAGCTTTACGTCGTGCCCAAGGCGCGACTATTGGTACGTCAGGCGTAGGACCAGACTTAGGTCAGGAATTCCTAGCCCGTATGCAAGAGGCATCAAGTCCCGAAGAAGCCATGAAGATCGTACAAGAACAACAGTTTGAAAAACTGGGTGTTTGGACTTCTAGGAACGTGCGTTAATCAAAACACACTAACTAGAAAAGGAGTTTGAAATGGCTATTGATGGCTACTCAGACAACCCAACGGGACAGTCAACCCTTGACTTCTCGAAGGCCGCTTATGACCGTATGGCGTACTTCGCTTTACGTCCAGAGCTTTACTTTGACGCTGTAGCAGACGTTCAGCCTACTGCACAGTCAATGCCAGGTGCTTCGGTACAGTTCACAATCGTGAACGACCTGCCGATTTCAACCACGGCACTTACAGAAACAACAGACATCACAACCGTAGCAATGTCAGACTCAACCGTTGCGTTGACTCTTGCTGAATACGGTAACGGTGTTCTTACCACTGCCAAGTTGCGCGGAACTTCATTCGTGGACATTGACCCAATCGTTGCCAACGTAGTTGGATACAACGCTGGTGTTTCAATCGACACGATTGCTCGTGCTGCTTTGGACGTTGGAACAAACGTACAGTACGCTTCAGGCCTTGGTGCAACAGCACTTCAGTCAAGCGTTACTGCTCGCTCAGCAGTTGCTTCAACAAACACACTTTCATCACTTGACATCCGTGTTGCTCGTGCTCGTCTCCGTGCTCAGAACGTTCCAACATTCGGCGGTATGTACGTTGGTTACATCCACCCAGACCTCGTTGCAGACCTTCAGGGCGAATCTATCTCAGGTTCAAACATACAGGGATGGCGTGCACCACACGTCTACGCACAGCCAGGTGAAATCTGGAACGGTGAGCTCGGTGCTTACGAAGGTGTTCGTTGGATCGAAACTCCACGTGCTCCTGTATTCCAGGGTGCTGGTGCATCTTCAACAAACGTTTACGGAACTCTCATCGTTGGTCGCCAGGCTCTTGCCAAGGCTCACTCATACGTTGACGGTAACGGAGCGTTCCCACACGTTGTACCTGGTCCTGTAACTGACCGTCTACGCCGTTTCGTCCCAATGGGATGGTACTGGCTTGGTGCTTACGGAATCTTCCGTCAGGCTTCAGTTATTCGTATTGAATCTTCTTCACTTCTAGGCGCTGACATCAGCACTACATCTGGAACTGGAACAGCTTACGAACCAGCAGTAGACCTCGGTGAGTCCGGCTCACCACTGGCTTAGTCCAGTTAACTAGGTAATTGAGAGGAACGAGCGTTGCCGTGGCCAAGGGCTTGTAAGAACTGCGGAAGCAGGGACGTACAGGCAGGAATAGATGAGATTTATTGTCTCATCTGTGGAAGGCTTACCGACAAGGACGGCAACCTCGTTTCTCTCAAGGACCAACACACTAGCGAGGAAAAACTCTTATGACAGTACCTACAGGACTTGGCTTGACACTCGGACCAGAATCCGCAATGTCAGCAGGAACACCACTTCCAAATCGCGTAACACGCGCAAAACAAAACGACGCATCAGCCATTAAGGGCGAAACATCAGACCCTTGCTACTGTGGCCAGTGCGACATGACCGACACAAGGTGGACATAATGGAATCACGCGCATCATTCCCAACAGTATCGGCTGAGTTTCTTCGTGGAACTACAGCCAACAGCATTGACACGGGATTTATCCCTACACCTGTAACTTCTACTGAGACAAGTGGACCTGCTAACCGTGGCGTTGAAACAAACACTGCTCGTGGCGTTAAGGGCACACCTGAAATTGGTGGTATTACAAAGTTGGAGTACGGATCAAACGCTGACGCTCCAGAAGTAGTTGGCTACAAGACATACGGAGATTTATAATGGGTAGCAAGTACGACGCAGAATTTAGTCCAGACATCGCTCGTGGCGCAGTCGTAAAGTACATGGACTTTCGTCCTTCGACTTTGCTTGAAGAAAGCCTCAACGATGGTCACACTCGTCCTAACAAGCCAGTAGGTGCTCCTACTA